TGCTATAATCAATTTTTACTGACATAATTCCTCACTAATTTTATTATTTCTGATCGTCGTCCCAGTACTTGCGCATCAGGGTCGTATGAAAGATCCATTAACTCTATATTAGTTTCTAGGGCTTCAGCACCGAACTCATTTAAGTTCTGCATGAATTTATACCTACTTTCTATTGGTAATGTTGTCATGATGTCAAAGACATCTCCATAATCTTCTATAATACCTGCGGCACGTTTTGGACCGATACCACTAACTCCTGGGACATTATCTCCTTTATCTCCTGTTAAGCACTTGAAAGTCAAGTAATACTCTGGATCAAAATCATAATGCTCGTCCCAATTTCCTATTGTTGTTTCTTTTCTTGTTACGGTTGAGAACCGTGATATGTTCTCTGTGATTAGAAGATCCCAATCCTTGTCTGAACTCACCATCCATATATCTTCTATTCCTATCTCTTCTCTTGCGAGGCATATAACCGCAGCTATGTCATCGGCTTCTACACCGTTGTACTTCATTGTTAAATAGCCTTTAGCTTCTAAGGCTTCCATTGTCTTTTGAAATTCTCCTAAGAAATTTTCAAATTCTTTTCTTTCTTCTTCTGTTTGGTCTTTGTACCGCTCTTTGCGGTTTGCTTTATATTCAGGATCAATACTTTTTCTATAATCGCTTCCTCCATCTCCTAATACAACTATGTCTCCACAGTTGTAGGATTTTGCGAGGCTGTCTACTGTTCGTATGTACTCTTGTTTATAAAACTCTTTTTTCTGGTGTTTCCAGCGAAATGCTAAGTTGAGACCATCAACTATCAGCAAGTTCCCATTCGGGGCTGGCTTTCCAAGGTTCGTAAATTCTATTGCCATTACTAAATTCCGTTATTTCGTGTTCTAACCATTTTTCAGCAAGACATATATAGGCTCCTAGCCAATTAACATACATATATCTGATACTACTTTGTGGTTTTCTTACTGTTGCTACAAAAAATTCTGCATAATTAGCTTTATAAAATAGTAAGGGTTCTAGCTCTTTGTCTTGAGCTTGTCTTAATAGTTTTTTCCACCATTGCACAAAATTATTACTTTTATTTGTGAAAACTTTACTTGTAACTGCGTCGTCTTTGTAAAATTTTACTTCTATCAGGAATACATTATGTTCATGTTCTAGGTATAGATCACCTTTGATCTTACCGCTCCCCGAACCAGGCGTTTGAATAAAATTCAATCCTGTATGCCTGTTTAGCATATTACCAACGAGCAGTTCGGCTTTTGCGCCTTTCGCTCTACTGTTTACCATTAGGTATTATTTTTTAGGTAAGTTACTAACTGTTCTACGGTTTTTAGAAGTTCCGAATCTTCGTCTGGTATTTCAATGTCAAATTCTTCTTCAATTTGCATTACTAACTCCACAGTATCTAGAGAATCTGCTCCCAGATCGTCCATAAAACTACCCCTAACAGCATCATACTCGATGTCTAGGTGTTCTGAAACTATTTTCTTTATTGCTGCTTCTATATCCATTTTTTACTCCAATCGACTTATATTGTCTTCCTTAATGATTTCCACTTTCTCAAGTAATGGGTGTGTCCACCCGTGAGAAACTAAAAATGTATTAAGCGTTTCTTCTTTGAGAAGTATCTCTACGACCTTCTCCTTTCCTGCTTCATCAAGTGCTTGATTTACTTCATCAAGAAATAGCACATTGATTTGACTTCTACTGATAGAAGTCATTAGTTTTCTAATAGCTACTAATGTAGCAATATTAACTCTGGCTAGCTCTCCACTAGAGAGGGCTAATATATCTATAATTTTTGCATTATCTGTAACTTCAACATTTAACTTATCATTTTCTACTACAAAGTTAATAGAGAAACGTCCATCACTAAATTCTGCTAAATATTCGTTTGTTAAATCTTCTAACTCTTTTACGAGGGATTCGATTTTATAGGCGAGAAGTCCGTTCGTACTAAATGCTTTTTTAAGTATTTCAAGAATTGAAAGCTTATCTTCGATACGTCCGAGTGAATTTGTAATTCCATCCAACTCACTTTCAAAGTCTGAAGTTTGTTCTCCAATAATACTAATTCTAGTATTGTGTCTTTCTCTTCTTGTGTTTTCATCAATTATCTCATTGAGCGATTCACGCGCTTCTTTAACCTTGTCTTCCAACTCTCGTATTTGACTTTCCACTTGTGCTTTGTCAAATATTGTTGTTGAGACGCTGGTGTCAACACTCCTGTAGAGGGTTTCCCACTCTCTTGTTCTTCGGGCTGCCTCCCTATGTATTTGATTTTCATTTTCTATTTCCTCCAGTTCTCCTTGAACATCTTTTATTGCTATTGTGTATCCTGCCACTTGTAGCTCATGTTTATCCCATTGGTCGTTTACAAACTCCATATCTATTTCTTGTTCACAGGTAGGACAAGTCATAGGTTCTACTTCCTTAGTTTTTAGATCATATGATCTTCGCTTATTTCTAAGAGTTTCATATTTCTCACTCATAGCTAACTCTTGTTCTCTACGAGATTCCATAGCTCCAATTTTAGAAACTAATTTTGAAGTTGGTTTAACTGTTTCACACTTTTCTAAGTCCTTACGGCATTGATCTATGTCTATTGATTTTAACCTTTCCAACAGATTATTATTATCATTTATTTTTCGATTTTTCTCATGGATATTTTCAAGTCTTACTTGTAGAGAACGCAGTTCTTGTTCATCTTTTTCCGAGATTTTTGGTAAATTCACTTTCTCAAGTAGTGTCATACTCTCCAATTTGTTGTCTGTTAACCATTTAACTATTGTATCTGTTTTTGCGTTTAGCTTTATAACATCTTGAGTAGTTAGCCTTACAGCCTCTTTAAACGTCTCAAAGAACGCGACATAATCGTCTAATTTTAGTAAATCAATTAGGAACTTCTTCCTATTAGTATCGGTAGCAGTTAAAAACTGCAAACTCGTGTTAGTATTCTGATAAACTAATTGAGTAAAAGTTTTGAAGTCAATACCTAATGTTTCTAATACTGTCTTATAAGTATTACTAGCAGTATGACTACTTATATCTTCTCCGTTTTTTGTTAACTTACATTTTAAAGTTGCTCGTCTTGATACTGTTATATTATAACTATCTTGATCAACACTAAAATCTAAACTAATATCATAACCTTGATTCACATATCTATTAGCTATGTCTGCTTTTTTTACATTTTTACTATTCTTGTTAAATAATACTTCTTCAAGAATAAGGGGCACAGATGATTTTCCCACTCCATTAGTTCCTACTAATTGAGTTAAATTGGCGTTAGCTAAATCAATTTCGTTGCCTGCGCCGTAAGAAAAACAATTATCCCAACTCAGCTTTTGTAGAATAATCACTATACACTCCTATTATGTTTTTAATTTTATTCTCATCTAATCCTAATATATCTTGTAGATATACTACTAGTTCATCACTAATAGACATCTCGGGAGTAAGATTTAGAGTTGCTTCAAGTTCTCGTCTTACAACTTTCTTATCTAAAAGTTCAGAGTTTCTTACTAATGCTAAATCTTGAACATCTCCTTCTAATTCATATATTGTATGATCCCACTCGGTAGCGATCATGTCATTCGGGTCATCTACTGTTTTTCTGATTAACTGGGGTAGATCAAATTCTCCCCACTCCCAAGAAAAATCATCTTCAATTAGTAGATAACCCGTTTGAACTCTAGCTCGATGGAATGATGTAGTCATTGGGCTACCAGGATATATTATATTTCCTTGCGTATTAGCATGGGCATGTAAATCTCCTGCAAAGACAGTATCAAACCTATTAAACCTATTTAAATCGACTTCAGGCATCACATGAGGTGGAATCTCACCCCTTACATGAGTAAATAAATGTGATACTCCTTTAATCGCTTCAATACTACCTTTTTTATGCAAATCAGCATAAGGTAAGATAGCAAAACCTTTTTGATGGTAAATCTTTGTAGTATCTATAATACTAACGAGAGGATTTATATCTTTTGTTGCTTTCTTTAGATTTGAAAAGAAAGTTTTATTTTTCCTAGTAGCTTCATGATTACCGTCATAAATAATAGTAGGTATCGTTATGCCACTAATAAAATCAAAATATAAAGTAAGTTCGTCCATAGAGGGGACTCGATCAAACAAATCCCCGCCTATGATGTGCATGTCACAGTCTGACTCTAATGCTTTAACTTGGTCAAAAAACAACTTATAACGAGCGCAAGCCCATTCTAAAGGAACGTTCTTTTGTCCCAATTTTAAATGCCAATCAGCTGTGAATAAAATCATGCTACGTCAAATTCCTCATCAACAGTATCGTTAGATGCTTGCTCAGTAATCCTTCTAAGAAGCTCAAGTTGAGCATCAGGTGTAGGTCTGGGCAGTACATCATCCATAGACTTTAATTCGGCTGTAAGTTCCTTCTCAGCGTCACTAAGTTCTCTTGCTTTACACTTCAGTTGTTGAAGTTGATATTCTACATTGAATACCTGTGGTCCAGTTTTCTTTCTTTTGAAGTGGATATCCCAACCAGTTGCTGGATCTGTTGGGTTTCCAATTTCTTCCATTACTACTAAAATTTGATCAAAGAGTTTTCTTTTCAGATTTACTACTTTGATAGAATTATCAGCCAAGTCTATGCCTTGAACGGCATAAGCCCATCCGCATTTTAGGTCAGGGAAGAAGTCACGAACGTGATCATGTTCTTTGTTGTTAAAGGTTTCGCTTTCACGATCAAACGACAAACACTCCATAGGAATATTTTTGTTGTTCTCACCTTTAACCCAATAAACATATCGAGGAAGTAGATCGCCTACTAGACGAATACTATGATCCTCTTTGTTACTGAAATTATAAGTTTCAATTTTTTCTTTTTGGGCAGAGCCCTTTGTGGTATTAAAGCTAATTGCCATAATTTTTCTCCATTGTTGTCTCCTCAAATTTAAAGTGAATAAACCCATCTCTAATATCGAGCAGTCTGTTTTGCTTTATAATGTCCTCATTAACTTTACAGAAAATGAGGTCTAATGTAGTATCTAAGTTTTTGACGTACTCATGATAATTGCGGAAGGATGCGATACCAACATACTCTGCAACTTCTTTATCACTGTATTGTGCACGTCCAACAGTAAGTAGTTCATCTGGGTTTATCAGAAAACTACTACCACCAAAATTCTTTTCGTAAAACTTAAAAGTTCTATCATAGTAATTCTTAGGTGTAATTTTATATGTAATTATTCTAAGTATCGTTATAATGTCAGCAACGCTTCCGTTGCTCGCTTTTACAATCTTTTTCCAATTATAATATATCATATATTATACCAAAATAACAAGCATTTGTCAAGCACTATTTTTTTGTTGCTTAACTGCTTCCCTTTGAATCCTTTCATAATACATTAACCTTATAATCTTGTTTCATATAATAACCCATTCGAGCATTAGCTTGTCTACTGGCTGTTTTACCTTTTAAATGAATATCTACTACTGTGGGCTGTCTTTTATTGGGTAATTTTCTTATTATTCTACCAATTAACTGGGTTAATAAAGGTTCGTTATTAACTGGTGTGCCTAGTACTAAACAACTAAGAGCATCTAAAGATATACCTTCTGAAAATATTGCTTGTGTTCCAAATAGTATATTTTTAGATTTTCCTACTAACTTCATAGTTTTTTCTCGTTCTCCAAATTCCATATCCCCTGTAATACATACTGAATTATCTCCTACCAATCTATGACAGACTTTTAGAAATGCAACTCTATCTGATACTACTAATACTTTGTGTCCTTCAGCAGCATACTTAGCTGCAATCATACTTATAGTGTGTACATATTCTTCAGTATTCACTAA